CCAGGTGTCGCCACCTTCGCGGCCCTTGCACGGGTTGATGCAGACCGGATCGTTGACCATGTTGCACACCAGCCCCGCCAGATCAAGCTCAGAGGCCTTTTTGCCGGTGCCTGACCAGTAAAGCTGCCCGTCAAGCCATCGGGCGCCGCAGCGTGGGCAGGAGCGGGCTTCCATGGCGGGCGGGCAGTGTTGCGGCAGGTTTCCGGGTCAACTGGGGAGCAGACCCAGCGCATCAGACGCCTCAGGTAGCGGGGGCAATAGATACCCGCCATTCTACTGTGACCTTGATTGTTCCTTCGCCCGTGTCGCCTAAGGCTTCCCATTCAGCACCAGGGACTAAGGTTTCCCATTCAATGCCAGCGACAGGGTTAGGGTCTGAAAGATCAATGTGTTTTTCTTGTACGGCTTGATGCAATGCAGCAAGAAAAGCCAGGCGCTTTTCTCCTGCCAAAGTGACGCCCGAGCCAAGCGTAAACAACCCTTCACACACAGCCTTGACGCTTGGCGGTGTATTCGTTGGGCTAAATCCTTTTCCATCAAACTGAAAACCTGGAGCACAGTAGTGAGCCAAAGCTAAATCCTCAATAATGGTGAGTAGGGGATGGGCTAAGAATACTTGGCCATCAGGTAACTAAACATGAATGTCACAAAGCATACCCAAGCGTTGAACGGATCAGTGAAGGCTAAATAAACAATTGCCGCAGCCCATAGCACTACAAGCGCATTGGCCACAATGGCGTGAACTACTCTTTTTGGAGTGATGTGAGGGTTAGAAGGGTCAAAGCCAAGGAAGCGTCTCATGGTTGGCTGGTGTCGGTGGTGGACTGCTTGGATTTGGTAAGAACAAACGGCGTCAGCCATTCGACTACGCCTTCTTCGCAAAGGGCTTCGATGAACTTTGGGTTGTTGTCGATCAAGGCCTTGACTTCAGGCGTGCAGAAAATTATCTCTGTCTTGCCTATTGCGTGAGCCTTTGCGTGCTCTAAGACAATCTCCAGGCCCCTGCCAATGGCTTGACCGCCATGGCTGAGCCCTAGCAAGGCTGCAGCCTGGTCGGCAGCCTGTTTAGCTTCCTTGTTCAGAGGAAGAACGTAATCACTTTCTTTGTCTTCGCTCATGGTGTGTTCGGGGGTGGTGGTGAATCGGTGGAAAGGGCTTGGCGGATCAGCTCCCGCGCCCATACGGTTACTGGCGTGTCCTGCCGTTTGCAGTGGTCGCGCACGGCTGCGTAAAGGTCTGGCGCCATGGTGAGTTGGATCATGCAGCGGCCGTCTTTGCGGATGCTCATGGTGATCAATTTGCTTTGATAACAGAAGGCATAGGCGGAAAGAGTTGATCCTTAAATACTACAATTTCATCATTCCTAACAACATGATTGAAAAGTTTTATGTAATTCGCAAGCCATTGCTGCGAGTCTCGTCTTTTAGTTGTTGACACAATACACCTGTTTCTAAAAGCATGAATTGGGTTACCTTTTGACAAATCTAAGCCTTGGTTTATTTTTTTAGTAAACATTTCCAGTGCTTCCGCTTTGTGCCCTTGTTGCCTAGCTAAATAAAGGAAACAATTAAATGGTCCGGGGAGTAAGATTCCTTTCAATGAGTGTCCATGAGCCAAGCAAGTAGTCCACTGCCATTCACAGGGGTTTAATTGATATTCATTTAGCACTTCACTGTTACTAACGATAGCCCTAAGCCTCCAAGAGGTTTCCTTGAATTTGTTGTAAAGGAGATAGTTTTTGATTCCTGCTGACATGCAATGCGTATTAGTTGCGCCATTTATAGATAAAACATCAGAGCCGTCTCTTCTTTTACCGGTATCTAAAACACTAAAAACATCCTCTTCTAAATCTGACGTAACAAGCATTTCAACTGAAATTCCAGTTTCTACCACAATTTTTAGCCTGTGCTGACCATCGAGTACGTTACCATTTTTGGAAATGGCAATTCCCTGATGAGTTAGCTTCCACTGATTGGACAGTAACTGATTTTTTAAATAAGCCAAATTAGCATTGTTAAATGGCCTGTTAATTGAGTTGTTTGCTAGCAGGTTTTCTGCTATGTCAGGCGTGATCAGAACTGTTTTTGATTCCATGGTGCTAAATTCAGCCGATGCGGCTGTGCGAGAGGGTGCAGTCGTTGACCAGGAGCGGGCGGGGGTGCAACCCCGCTTGTTCCGCATGATCGGATCCTAAACGATCGTAAGCCGTTTGGGAAGCGCAACGCCACCCGGCTCCCAGATCGGCCCACTTGCAGGGAAAGCTGAGGCATGAGCCTTCCCGCCACTGCACAGGAGCTGTACGACCTGCTGGCGACTGATGCCGTAGTGGCCCCCGCGTTGGGCAGCTACACCCCACGGGGCGGTACGGCAATCCCCGCCATCGCCGTGGTGCGCCGCAATGAGCAGCTACCCGAGGGGGTGGCTGTGGCTGGCCTGGAGGTGGTGATCCTCGCCAACCCCGATTACGGCACCGTGCCGTACCTGACCGGTGAGACGGGGCTGAACCCACAGTTCCGGCTGTACGTGTCCGAGTGGTCTGCCCTGCAGGTAGCCCCGCAAGCGATCACCAATGCCGCCCTTGCGTCAGGCACGGCCACCCTCACCTTTGCAGCCGCCCATGGCATCGGCATAGGCAAGCAGGTTGTGGTGAGCGGCCTCCCGGCCCCTTTCGCTGCCCTGAATGGCACCTTCACGGTGACCGCTGCCACCACAGCCGCCCCATTCACCCTGAGCTATGCGCTGGCGGGCAGCACCATCGCCTCCGCTGCAGTAGCCGCTGGCGTGATGACCCCTTCGCCCGCAACCAGCCTGCTGGCCCTGCAGGCGTTGACGCAGCGGATCATCAGCCTGCTGCCAGGGTGCCGTGCGGTGCCGATCAGCGGGGATGCACCAGGGCAGGGGCTCGGGGTGCTGGATCAGTACGCCATCAGTTGGACCAACCCCACCCAGTACGTCGTAACACCGGAGAGCTGAGATGGCAGGCAATGAATGGGTTGTCAAGGTTACGGCCGATGTTAAGGGTGTGCTCGATGCCTCGCGGCAGATCGGGCAGGCGGGGAAGCAGGCGGGGCAGGAGTTCAAGCAGGGCTTCGCTGCCAACGACAAGATGCTGGAGAAGCTGAGCGGGCAACTGAAAGAGCTGGATAAGGGCGTCAATTCAAACGTCACCACACTTGGGGGTCTCAAGACCAGGCTTAGTGAACTAGATCAAACCCTGAACAAAGCCGCCATCGGATCAAAGGAGTTCGTGGCGGCTCAAAGGCAGATAGCGCAAACACAAAAGGAAGTTGACAAGGCGTTAGGTGGTGGTGGCGGCATCATCAAGGGATTAGGGCAGGAGCTGAAGGGCTTTGCCTTGCAGGCTGGGGCCGTTCTTTCGGCTGGCTCAGCACTTCAGTTTGTTGGCAAGCAAATTACAGAGCTTGATTCAGCAGGAGCGGCAGTACGGACGCTGGGCGTTAACTCAGACGAGCTTAAGGACAAACTGTTCGACCTTTCGATTGAGCTTGATAGTAATATCAGCCGAGTTGAGTTATTAAAGGCTTCCTACGATGTTGCTTCCAGCGGCTTTAGCACTGTCGCACAGATCACTGACATCCTTAGGGCATCATCACTTGGGGCAGCAGGTGGCTTTGCTGAGCTGAACGACGTAGCCAGGGCGCTTACAGGTGTAATCAACGCATACGGGCTTACTACGGCTGATGCCACAAGCATCGTAGATGGCTTTGTGCAAACTCAAGCCGACGGTGTGATCACGGTAAGGGAATATGCAGAACAGATTGGTACGGTGGCATCTGTTGCCGCCGCTGCAGGCATTCCGCTTGCAGAGCTAAATGCTGCGATTTCTGCCGCAACTCTTAAAGGGGTTCCCGTAGCCCAGACATTTACGGGGATCCGACAGGCGATTAGCTCAATCCTCAAGCCAAGCGAACAGGCAAAGGATTTAGCGGCGAGCTTGGGGATTAGCTTTGACCTGGCAGGATTACAGGCCCGTGGCTTTGGTGGTTTCCTTGCAGACGTACAGGCTAAGGGAGGAGGGGCGGCTGACAAGCTGGCCATCTTGCTTGGGTCAGTTGAAGCGCAGACTGCTGTTCAACCGTTGTTGAATGATGGATTAAAATCGTATAACCAACTGCTCGATAACCAGGTTAACAGTGCTGGCGCTGCAGCTAAAGCGGCAGAGGTGGCAACTGACTCGATAGCAGGCGGCATTAAAAAGATTGAAAATGCAATAAGCAACTTAGCTACAACGGCTGGGGAATCACTGCCCGAAGTCAGCAATTATCTAAGTACACTGGCAAAAATCATTGAGTTGACAGGTAAGTTCAACAAAGAAGTTGCGCCTACTATAGGCGCAGCAGGGCAGGCAAACGTAGCGCCGGTTGTAACCTCTATCACCAATGCAGCCAAAGCGTTCCAGGTTGCAACAAAAGACCTAGACCTATACGAAAAGGCGCTTGCTAGCGTAAAGCTCACTTACGCCAGCTTAATTACGTCGGTGCAGGGATTTATACTAGGAAACGATGGGGCCAAAAAGGCAACCCAAGATTTTCAAAACCAACTGATAGAACTCCTAGGACTTAATAAGCTATTCAATACAGAAAGTGCCAAGCAGCCAGATATAACCGCAAAGGCAAACCAGCAAAAGGAGATTGCAAAGATACTTGCAAAAGATTTACTAGACAAGCAAGCAGAGCATAACA